CAAGGAAGCCAATTTAAATCAGCTTCCTTTAGAAAGTTATTAGATGAGCATCAATTGCTTGCTTCTTACTCCAAGCCTGGATATCCTTATGATAATGCCGTCACTGAGGTCTTTTTCAAGTATCTTAAACAACGAGAAATTAATCGAAGAAGATTCACCTCAATTCAGGAAGTGCAACTCTCTTGTTTTGAATACATCGAACATTTTTATAACAACTATAATCCTCATTCCGCCAACAATGGTTTAACTCCAAACCAGAAGGAAGAAAATTATTTTAAGAAAATATAGCTCATTTTCTGTCTAATTATTTGACATTAGTCCACTTTCTGTGATTTTATCATCACTTTCCTCACTTTCTTCAGAGTGATGAACTAGAAAAACATCACGAATATTTTGTGCATAATTTTCTCTAAACTCATCAAGAGCATCATTGTAAACATAACGTGAGCGTTCATAGATTAACTCCTCAACTTCAGGATCACTAGCATCAGAAACACCAACCAACCGAAGAATAGAAGTATAGGAAGCCACCAACATTTTTGTTAAATTGGCAAGTTCATTAGAATCTGTCGTGCTTATTCGCATTCTTTGCTTAAAAGCTTCCAAATTTTCCTCTGCCCATTTTTTGGCGTTATCCATCTCTATCACTCCACTTTTTATTTTTTATCAGCTTTACTTGCGACCTTTGCATTAAGTTTCACAACCAAAGCCGCGTTATTATCATACGCTTTACCATAGTAGAAAGATTTAACTGTATAAAGTTGTAAATCTTCAAGAGCAAAAGTTTGATCAAATTCTTGCATTTTGGTTCCGCCCATATAAGCCCAGTAACGATTCGCAACAAAAATAACTGCTTGACCTGCTGGCACTGCAATAGATTGAACAATTTCTACCCCAAACGGAAGAACTGCAACCCATTGACCATTTTGAGTCAAGTACATGAATTTAGCCAAAGTATCGTAATAATCATCTGGATTAACGAGAAGTTTAACTTGTCCCGAAATATTAACCGTCACACCTTTTTCGTTTTTAGACAGTTTTTGCATCAATGGCGCCATCTTCTTAGCTGCATTCTCTGGTGTTAAATCTGTTAAATCACCTTCTTGTGCTTTATCTGGGTAAGTTGTTTTACCATTTGAAACTGTCCCTTTAGCAAGGTCTTTCATCAATCCAATTGGCTTTTTATCACCATCACCACAAACTAGAGCTGTTTCAAGCGCAACTGCCATTGCTTCTGACAATTGAATAATGATAAATGACTTCAACCAATCATAGCCATTTTCTAGAGCATCTTTAGGAATAGCAACAAAAGCAGTGAGTTTATTTTGAGCAAAATCAACTTCATGAAAAGCTTGTTTTAATTGACCTTTAATATCATCAAAAACGTCACCCCAGACTGCTGAACCTCCATCATAAATTGAATCCGCAACCGTAGCTTTCATTTTCAAACCTGCGCTTTGGAACTTAATAATATTCAAAAGTGGATGTGCTTCTTGAAGCTCTAAGAAAACTTGATTCATGATTTCAAGTGGAAGTGTAAGTTCTGGATTACCTACACCAGAAGTAATGGCATTAAAGAATTTAGTTTCATTCTCAGTTAGGCCATTCATCGGACGTGACGCCAACAATTCATTAATTTTTTCTGAAGTAGAAGCTGTCATATTTTCCATGATTTCTGTTCCCAGAACATTCATCATATCGCTAAATGCTTTTGCTTGTTTTGCTTCGTCAGCGCCTTCTTTCACCGTATTTGTGTATGTTTCAACAGCTGCTGTGTAATTAGGTAATTTTTTGTAGTCCATTTAATTAATTCCTCCAAATATCGGTTTAAATTTTTGATTTTTTAACGGCTTGTCTGCCGAATCATTAACTTGTATCTCTGCTTTTGCGGCAGCAGTTTTTTCATCAATCATCGCTGTAAGTTGTTTCATTTGCTCATCATCAAAATGAACATCAATTGTGCCTGAACTTTTCTTCTCTCCCTTAATCATATTTTTAATTTGATTAATTTTTTCAGGAGATAACATTGGTGAAAAACTAGCAACTAATTGTACTGGCTGAGTATTTTCAAAAAGAATTTCATCCACAATCCCTGATTCAACAGCTTGTTTTGCGTTAAACCAAGTTTCTTTATCCATTAATCCCTGTGCTTCTTCTTCGGAAATCTCCATTCGCTGAGCATACAAATTAGCTAAATTATTACTAGAACCCAGTAAATATTCTGAACTCGCTGCCATATCCCTATAGTCGCCCTGCTGAATTGAAGAAACATTATGAATCATCACTTGTCCTATAGGAGAAATTCCTGCAGAATCAGCCGCTAAAAGTGGAAAAGTTGCAGCACTCGCACAAATTCCTGAGATTTCCGCAACAACTTTTCCTTGATATTTGCTTAAATCCGTAAAAATTTCGCTTCCAGCAAACACTGAACCACCACCAGAGTTAATTTGAATCGTCACATCTTCTCCAGCAGCCTCATTTAAAAAATCTGAAACCATTTTAGGCGTAATGCATTCCATACCGAACCAATCATAAACTTCTTTGTCACTATTATCTGCGACCACACCATTAAACTTAAGAGTTTTCACTATTTTCTCCTTCCTTTGTATAATTTTTAGTCATAATAATTCTATCGCCATTATCCATAGCCGGGAGACCCGCAGCTTCTCGAACTTCATTAATTTTAACGACACCACTTGAACCCACTTTATCAATGGCATCTGCTCGATCAAGAATATTAATAGTTTTAAATCCTGTCATACTTAAAGTTTTCCCTACTTTATAACCAGATTCTTTTATGAGTAAACTTGTAAATCCTTCTGATAACTTATTCCCAATTGGTAACACTGCTGCTTCAATCGCTAAATCAAGATTCTCAGAATTATTAGCCGTTTCTCCAAGTACCAAAGCAGGGGGAATTCCTAACAAAGCGGATACTTCCCCAATAAACACTTTTCGTAAAGCTCCAAAATCCGTAATTTGATTTTGAAGTGAGGCTGATTTATTTGCGGATATTTCGTCATAAGATGATTTAGAAGTTCCATCAGCTGGAACAAAAACTACTGGATCACGTTTCATTTTTTCAACCAAAGTCGTCGCAAATTGTTGTTGAAGTTTTTTTCTTTCCTCATCATCAAGCTTATTGTTAACTGGAATACTAATTTTTGCCCTTAACTGTCCCACTCGAAGTTGGTTAGTTATCAATATTCCGAACATTTTGCCATAGTCCTTCCATAGACTATCTATATATTTTTGAAGTTCAATGTTATCATTTGCTAAATGAAAACAGTCCACCCCTTGAGTAAATATTTTTTCAAAATATTTTTGTGTACTCAAACCAGAATCAGAAAGGACAACATTATTTTCATCAAAATTAACAACTACATCAGAAAAAGTATTACCATTAAGCGAATAATGTGTTACAAAATTATCAGCAACATAAAACTTATCACCGTCTCTTACGACAAGCAATTCTCCATTCAGTAATTTTTTTACCATTGCAATTTTAAACTCACTAGCAGTTTGATTCGGATTGGGCCTTACATTTAATGCATAATCAAAATCTGAAGCTATAATAGAGTTTTCATGCTTGAATACAAATTTACCTTTAGAGATTAAGCGTGCAAGATAAGTTGCACAAGATTCTAAAGCTGCACTCTTTATTCCTAAAGTTGTTTCAAGACCAAGTAATGTTGAGTATCCGGAAATATCTGTACTTTGGTGTTTATTTTTTACTGAATTCCAAATCTCTGAAAATAATCCCAAAAGTTCTCCTTTCTGTCTTTTTATTCAAGTTTACTCAAAAAGTAGAACGAAAAAGTCGCGTTTTTAACCTATAAACCAATCTAAATTATCATAGAAATCTGTAGAATCTACTTCATTCAATAATTCAGCTTTAAACATTGCGGCTTCAAATGCTTTAAAACCGTCTGTTTTTCGCCTCACATCTTCTTTTTTGATATATTCAACATTCCCATCTTTTTTCAAATGCCGAAGCACATTATTCGTATACCAGCGCATCATGTCATTATCTCCAAAATTAAATTTATGATTGGCAAAACCATCTTCAATAACAGCTGATAATTGAGCGTCAATAGCTCTAAAGTTACGAATAACTTCTACACGATAACCTAAAGGGGCCTCAAATTTACCATTCCAAGAAACTTCAAAGCCGGCTTTCTCAAACAAAGGTTGGAGAAGTCCTTTCATCTTATAGGCATCTCCACATATGGTTTGGAAATCATAGCCTTCTTCATCCCGCATTCGAATAAACCAATCAACAACGTGTTGCGGGTCCATTGAAGGTTCATCTAACACCGTAAGCAATCCCTCATCTTCCCATTGTCTAATCGGCGCAAATCGACGCTTCCCATTAACATTTTCATTTGGTTTTGAATAACTATATATTCGATCGACGAATTCTTTTCGAACAAATGAATGACATTTAAAAATATAATCTCCATCAATTTTGAATAAAGCGCCAACCGCAATAAAATCTCGAGTAGAGGCAAAGTCAAACCCACCAATAGCTGGTAAATTTCGTAATTCTGGGAATTCTTTTTTCGTTGCTTTTAATTCCTCGTAAGTTGCTACACTACGTTCAATATCAGTAACGGGAAAATTCATTCGTTTGGTCATAAATTCATCACGTCCACTCGGATTTATCTCTAAATCTTCATATTCCTCCAATACTGTTTCATAAAGCCCTTGTGCATACTCTGTCATTGGAAGAGAAAACATTGGACTTGAAAGCTCCCAATTTTTGGGATTATCCACTTGTTCTGCTTTATCAAGCTTACAAATAAACGGAAACATAGCATTCCATTTCGCTTCACCTTTCAAAACTTTGAGCGCCATGTCTTTCATCTGATCGATAAATCCATCGCGAACATATCCATCCGTACCAATATAAAACTCCCGTGGATTAGGTCTTTTACCTAGCCCTGAAATATGTACTTTTACATCTTTATTGCTTTCATATTGGTGAATTTCATCAAAGATAACCGCACCATCACGAAGTCCATCTTTAGTATTTCCGTTTGACGTTCTGAATTTGAAAAGTGATTTTGTTTGTAAATTTTTTATTTCAGACTTACAAGGTTTCCCAAATAACTCCTCTAGCTCTTCATGACTCTCAATAGTGTCATAAACTTCTTCAAAACTCGTTTTAGCCTGATCTTCGCTATTAGCTACAATGGATATATTATATTTAGAGATTCCATGCATAGGAGTTGTTAAATAGCTCCCTATCGCAGATAACAAACCATTTTTACCATTCCCCCTAGCAATCATAATCAATATTTTTCGATAAACATTCCGATGATTTTCTGAAAAATATAAGAATACAAAACTGATAATAAATTTTTGAAAATCTTCCAGTTGAAAGAAATATTTTTCAGTATAACCAATACAGTTCTCGATTTGTTCTACGTCAAAAAACACCTCGCCTGATTCAAGACGAGGCACTACTTCACGTTTAATATAATCAACAAGTAATTTTCGTTCATAGTTGAAATTAACCATGCCCGCATAATAACCCTCGATATATTTTTGAACGTAATCAATCACTTCGTAAATTTACTCCAATCTTTTTCTACTTGATTTTTAGGTTTAAGTTCCCGCTTTTTATCAAAAAACTCATCTAATTTAATCAAGGCAGCATTTACTCTCACTTGCTCAGAAATAGCTGGATTCGTCTTTTTAATCATTGAATCCCCCGACGGAACATAAATAACTGCCCCTTCTTTCTCAATATCTTCTCCGAGTCTTTCAAAAGTAGCTGCTAAACTACAATATCTTTGAACTTTTTCCATCTCAGAAGCTCTATTTATATCAATGAGTGAAAGTAATTCTTGATAAAGTAAGTCATTAATCTTTTCGTTTTCAGTTTTGCAATTTTTTTCAGCATGATTTTCAGATGCTTCACTTATTATTGCCAAATAATAATTAATATCAGTAATAATTTCTTGCAGTTCCACATTCAAAACTTCAGCAATTTCTAACCAGATTTTTTTATTTTTAGGATTCCTTTTACCATTGGAATATAAGGAAAGTTGGCTATTATTTACTTTTATTCCTTTATCTTCCAAAAGCACTCTTAAATCAGAAAAACTCATTTTTTTATCTTCCAGTATCTGCTTCAATCGAACGTTCATATTTTTCAACTCCTTTCTAAAAAAACAGCCCTTTTTTTGGTTAAAAGACCACCAACCGGTCTAAGATTTCCGAACATTCACGCCCGATTTTTTTAGTAGGGGGGCATTAAAAATCAAATTCCGAACATTCGCTTCTTAGAATATAAAAATTTCATCATCAAATTTTTTATTTCTACTTCGGTTATGCCGTTTATTGTGGCAATCATGGCATAGAGTACGTAGATTACTCATTTCTAACGCTAATTCTGGATAGTATTCTAACTCCTTAATGTGATCCACTTCTAGTGTTGCGTTCTTAACTGTAGTTACTTTTCCCTCCGTTTTGCACCATTGACATTCTTTATTGTCACGTTGAAGAACTTGTTCCCGCACTCTCCTCCAATCACCAGAACAATAGAACTTATGCCGTGCTTCTCTTGTACTAACATCAATCATACTTCCATCGTAAAACAAAAACGCTACAAAAAAGTAGCGTTCTTTATTAATCTTTAAACATCTTCAACAAGTGGCCATCATCATACTTCTCTACAAATTGTTGAGTGGCTTTATTGTTCCTAGCTATCACTACACTTTTAGAGTAGAACATATTCATGGTAATCTTAATGATTCCCCATCCGTCAATGTAATAATGCTTAAATATCTCTCGATTATCTTCGTCTTTAATATTTAACAGTGCTTCATTAATCATTTGAGACTTCCGTGCATTTGGTTTATTGCGAAGGATAATCCTTAAAGTCATTCGAATATCATGCCACTGTTCTTTCGTCAATTCTTCTAACATTTCTAACTCCTGTTATGTTATTCTAGTGTTAGAATACATCGTTTGGAAAACCCAAGAAAATGGGCTTTTTCTCCTCCATAAAATAAATATTTTAACATCTAGATAGCCTCCACTTTTATTTTTCCACTGATAACTTGAAACAAAAAGTTCAAGCGAGTCAGATGATATTCTTTTCTCAACGCATCAATTTCATTGTCAAATTCTGTCGTTTCATGATACCATTCACGCAGCTCCACAAGATTATTGATATTTTTTAATTCGTTGAATAATTGGCTAGAAATTTTCATGTTACCCTCTCAATGCTTTTATTTGTTTTTTCAATTCCCTTTTTAGCGCTTTTCTCTTAGAATGCGCCTCTTTCAAATCAAACCACCAAACATTCTCCGATTGCTGATAAAGTGGAAAGTTCCCTGAATAGAAATCTGTCCCTAAGAATAAATCAAGTTCCAAATACTTAGACAAACAAGATATCCTTCCTGCAAGTCCCGATGGGCGTTTGCCCAAAGAATAAGAATTGTGCTCTTCTTTCTCTAACAATTCAATCCCTACTTTCTCGCCAGATTTAGCGATTCGGAATTGATGATATTTTTCTTCATCCTTTAGACAATAAAGAGTGACATCTCCCCCTTTACTGAGATGTATTGTTGGAATAAGGATAATCCCTCCTGCTCCAGCCGATTGTTTTACAAAACTTTCAAAATCAAAAGTCACACCACTTTGTTTCATTATTTTTTCTCCAATCTTTTCAGCGCTTCATCACGCTGTTTTTTTACTTTTTCAAGTTGTATACCAACACAAGCTGCGCCTGCCATAAAACTGCCAATAACTACAATGAATAAACAAACTGCCAATTCAAATCTGTCCATCATATCACCTTTTCTGTAAATTCATTTTTTCGTGGAACTTTTTTCGCAATCGTAATGGGAATACCATAGCGTTTAGCAAAGAGTTTCGCCTTAATTTTAAACTCTGGTAAAATCATTCCCTTCACATCAACGACTTTAATCAAGTTGCCTGCTTCATCGTAGAAAGTAAAATCTGGCTTATAAGCGATCTCCCGATAAGCCTTTCCTTTCAATCTGAACTTATCCATCAAGAGAAATTTTTCTTGCATTTTCATGTTAGGGTCATTCTTGTGTAATTGATAATAAAGACTTTCTGCTTTACTGTCGAAGGTAATACCATCAACAGTCACTTTCTTTGCACCATATTTATGAGCCATGTTTGATTTCCTCCCAAGTATCGTCTAGCCAGTCCAACAACATATTTGTTTGAGCCATGACCAGCGGTTGATTATTATATTTTGTTGATAATTCTCCAAGCGACATCACCGCCCAGTTCCAGAATTGTTCATTTCTGAAACCCAACTTCACCGCCTGAGAATTACATTCTAAAATCCAATTTTTTATGTCATTGAAAAATTTTTCATAGTCCAAATTGTCCACCTCAATTCTTAAGAAAACTTTTTAATTTTTCTTCTTTCCTCCACCCACCCTCGCGCGACTCGGTGGGGTGTCATTTACTTGTCAAAATTTGCACCACTCAAGAGCAAATTTGACTTGTCAATACACCTACACCCACAGGATAATTCTATACGTAAGTATAGAATTCACTGACACCTTTTTTTGACAGTATCAAACCTATCAAAATTGACAGGTTTGATAGGGGTGTCAGTCGTGTCACTTTCAGCCACATTGACAGGACTGACAGGGGTATCAATTTAAATAAAAATTGATAGGTTTGACACCCTATATATTTTCTAATTTCCAGAATCAAAACTTTCATTTTTTTCACATTTAGAAACATAACCCTCATCATCAATTGCCAAAGAATCTGACTCTCTTATCCAATTTTTTATAGTATTTCGAGACTTGCCAAAGTAGCTTTCCAACGCTCCAATTCTCACCTGCCCCTGTCCTTCCATATCTAAACTATCCAAAGCAGTGATTACATTTGCTGTGTTTTTCTTGATACGTTCAAGCTTTTTTTCCTTGGCATTTTTAGACTTTCCACCGTTCTTAGCCCCACGCTTATAAGGAGGCTCACTGCCCACTGGTACAAGGTCTTTCAAACTGCCCACTTCATCTTGAAGATGCAGCGGATGATTAAACCAAAGATTAACCGGTTCGAATTTTGGAAACTCTCGAAGCGTGCCTTCCAGTCGCCAAGCCGTCATACGTTTCACCACTTCCTGAACCTTGCCAAGCTCAAAGCCAGAAATTTGCCAAGCCCTCTCTTGACCTAATGCTGCAGCGAGATGTTCACGCATCGCTGGCGCAGATAAGAAATCATCTTGGCCAATCTCACTCAGGTATGTGGGATTTTCTTTTTTTATTTTCTCTGCGTAGAAATTCGCAGTGGCACGGCCTTCTTGCATCTTACGAAGATTGTCCGTCACTTCAAGCTCAATCAAATCAAGAATAGCATCAGGATCACGGGCAAAGACACCAGAACCCGAACTGCGGTCCATAGAAGATTTTCCCCCTTGTGCCCCTTTGGAGTGGTGATGACAGTAGATAACAGAAGTTCCAAGTTCTGCCGCTACCTTGTCAAAGTTATTGGTAAACTTGGCCATTTGTTCCGCATCGTTTTCAGAACCGGTCAATACTTTATAAATCGGGTCAATAATGACAGCATCAATTTTTTCCTTTTGTGCACGTCGAATCAGTTTTGGAGTAAGTTTATCCATAGGAATAGAATGTCCTCGCATATTCCAGATATGAATATTTTGAACATGGTCTGGCCGTAATCCCATAGCCAAATAAATATCTTTAAATCGTTTATAAGCGGACGGACGGTCCAATTCCATATTGATATAAAGTACCTTGCCCCGTTCACACTTAAAGCCTAACCAAGGAATCCCCTCTGCAATGGCAATACACAATTCCATAAGAGTGAAAGATTTCCCTGCTTTTGACGGTCCTGCAATTAACATTTTGTGACCTCGCCGAAGAATATTGTCAATCAGCACTGGGGCAAGCGGTGGGTCCTCTTCAAACATCTCCGCAAGACTTTCGAATTCTGGTAAATCATCGTTTAAATCTTCAATCCATGTTTGCCACTCTTCCCAATCCGCCTTACCAATATTGGTGTCAATGAGAAATTGTTTATGTTTCCCACGAACAACACCAGGCATTCGAGAAAGACGCGAAGGATTTTTATTTTGACTATCAACTTCCAAGCCATTCTTATTACAAATCTTGTAAAGATACTCTACCCGATCACGATACTCATTCTTATCTTTCGCGTTAATCTTTACAATGGCATGTATAGATTTTCCGCCAGAATAAACCAGTGCGGCAATGGGAAGTTCAAGTTCACGCATGATAGCATTCTGCTTATCAATACTTAATTTGTCCGATTCTACCAGAGCATATTTAAACTCGGTCACATTTTCATTTTTAACCCCCTTACCATCTAAAGGATTAAAACGAATCCAAGCCCCTGCTTCTGGATGCGAATCTCCTACAACAAAGCCTAGGTCTTTCTCATGCTTGAATTTTTCAAGTTGATTGAGCATTTCTTCGGCTGTTCGGCTGTAGTTTCCTTTCCCACTCACCGAAAACTTTCCATCCTCTTTCTCCCATGAGTTGACCACATAACCGATATAATCATCATTTTTGAAAAGGGTTTGGATATAAGTTTTCAGTTGCTGGATAGGATCCCAATGCTCAGGTTCTCGAATTTCTTCTCCTTCAACCCAAGCTTTATCAATAAATTTATAATCTTGAGCTGCACTGACTTCATCGTCCCACGAAAGAAATTCGTTCCCATCATCGCCTTGATAAACTTGACGGGGTTGCCAGCCTCCCTCTTTTGCTTTCATGGTGATAAAAGCTCCCGTTACAGGTGTGCCCTCATTATGGCCTAGAGATTCCCATTTCATCTCCATTTCCTGAGGATTGTACCGTGAGTCTGCTTGAGACCAATTGTCCCATACCTCAAAGCCGTATCCTTCATATTTTAAAGCCATACCTACAGATACCCACTCTGTATAATCCAGAGAAGTCGGCGGAATAAAATCTAAAAGGGGAATCAAGTCAAATTTTTCATCCATTGTTCCACTGCTCCTTACTGTTCAAAATCGCTTGTTCAGAAGTCAAACGATCCGGCATTTCATCAAGAATACTCAGAAATGGCGTTAAATCCTCGCCAGAGTCTGCTTGTGTCTTTGCGAGTACAGCTTTCATTACCGTTCTTCTTGAAACACCATTGGCTACCAAGACACGAGCAATCTCATTATTTTTCTTAAAGATGTCTCCTAAGCTGGGGCGATTCCCTGTGCAACCTAAGCGTAACTTTTCATTGTATTCTTTTTCTACTCTGATGAAATAGTCACGAATTTCACGACTTTTTTTAGTTTGACTTTGCATTGCTAAATGTTTGGCATTATCTGCGGTAACCACATAATCTTGGAGATATTGTACACTACCATTGCCACCTTTAACGGGTGTACCTCCAGGTACACCTGTAAAATCTTCATTTTCCACTAAATATCTTGAGTTTTGTTTCCACCAATCAGAAAATCGTTTTCTTACACCAAGAGCTTTATAGAGTTCCCGTGCGCTAACGATTTGCTCATCACGAGCGTTGGTTTCAATTTTTATCAGTTCCATTTTTTCCTTTCCTTATAAAACTACATTGTAATGCCTTCCTGTTGACTACATTGTATTACTTTGTTATACTAGTTATAGGAGGTATCAACTATGACTGTAACTACTATTCGCTTAAACAAAGAAGAAGAAAAGTTCTTCAAAGCTTATGCTGATTTAACCGGCGAAAATATGTCTACGCTTTTCAAAAGTGCCTTAGCTGAAAAAATCGAAGACTATCTTGACTTACAAGCTGGACTTGAAGCAATAAAAAACTTGTCTGGTGAAACTGTCACCCTTGATGAGATGATGGAGGAACTTAACATTGACGAAACTGTATCACGTTGAGTTCGACTTAAAAGCTAAAAAGCAATTTAATAAGCTTGACCATCAGATTCAAAAACAAATTTTGTTCTGGCTCAAAAAAAATATTGAGGGAACCGATAATCCAAGAATTCACGGTAAGGCATTGGTAGGCGATAAATCCGGACTCTGGCGATACCGTGTTGGAAAATATCGTATCATCTGTAATATTCAAGATGACATTGCTTTGGTTCTTGTCGTTCAATCCGGCAAACGAGAAATCATCTACGATAAGTAAGCTAGCCTATAGGCTGGCTTTTTTATTTCCCAGAAAACTCACTTGGATGAATCCCTGCAGGAACTCGCCAACCGTTCCCCGCAATTCGATCAATCAACTTACGGGCACTTTCAAATTGCCAAGTCCCCACATGACGAAAACCAAATCTTTCTAAAAGGCGAATTTGCTTTGGCGTAGTTAAGCCTGCCATTCTACGTTTATTCAATTTATCCAACAACACTTTTGCTTTCCCTGCATTTTCAATCTCTTCAGGAAAAATTCCATATTTTTCAAGTGCTGCGATTTGCTTCTCTGAAGCGGGCGCCATTTCCCAACCAAATGACGGAACATAATTTACCAAGTCCTCTGCTTGAATAGACATTTCAAATTGGAGAGGATCCACAAGTTGTCTTTTGCGTTTCTTCATTGCGGCCAACTGTTGCGCAAGTGAATTTTCGCGATCTTGGACCACTTCCCCTTCTGCTTTTTCTGCGACTTCTTCCAAGTCAAAAGGAACAGGTTCAGCTTCTTTTATCTCCGCCATTTTCTCTGTCATTTTTTTAGCCACAGCTTCATCTTTGGCAATCAAGTGTGCCGGATGAACCAGCTCATGACGTTCTGTATGCCAAAGAAAATCTAAGATGAGACAATCTTCTTTCCCTTCCGCAAGTCGAAGCCCACGTCCAATACACTGGACATAAAGCGGGCGCGATTTTGTTGGCCTTAACATAATCACACAATCCACTTCTGGAGAGTCCCAGCCTTCTGTAAGTAACATGGAGTTACACAAGACATTGTATTTCCCATCGTCAAAATCTTTTAGCACTTCTGCACGGTCTTTAGAGTCTCCATTGACTTCCGCAGCTCTAAAGCCTTTTTCATTAAGAATATCTCTGAATTTCTTAGATGTCGCAACCAACGGAAGAAAAACAACAGTCTTTCTGTCTTTACAATGCTTAAGCATTTCATCAGCGATTTGGTAAAGATAGGGGTCCAGTGCACTCCCTACCTCACTGGCTTTAAAATCCCCCGCAGACATCGAAACACCGGTCAAATCAATTTTTAACGGTATAGTCAACGCCTTCATCGGTGACAAATATTTATTTTTAATGGCATCAGGTAACGTATATTCATACGCTAAAGTTTCGAAAAACTCTCCAAGGTTCTTCTTATCCGTTCGGTCAGCAGTCGCAGTTACTCCAAGCACTTTAGCTTGGTCAAAGTAAGAAAATACTTTTTGATAACTGGAAGCCAACACATGGTGTGCTTCATCGACGATGATAGTGTCATAGTAATCTTTGGGAAATTGCTCCAAGCGTTTTTCCCGCATTAGCGTTTGAACACTTCCTACCGTCACGCTATAAAAGGAATTTTTAGCGGTTTGATCTGCTTTTTCAACCGCAGCTCTTAGTCCTGTTACCTTATAGAGCTTATCGGCTGCTTGTTCTAAAAGTTCACCACGGTGAGCCATAATCAGTACCCGTTCGCCTTGACTCACCAAATCTTTGGTTAAATCTGAAAAAGTCACCGTTTTTCCTAATCCGGTAGGAAGAACGAGCAGCGTTCTATTCACGCCGCTCGCCCATTCTTCCTTGATTTTTTGATTAGCTTCTTTTTGGTATGGGCGAAGTTCCATCTAATCCTCCAAATCTAGCTGCATCTGTGGATTAGCCTCGTTATCCAACTTGTCACGCATCGCAAATGCAGCCTCAAACTCTGTATCCTCAGTAAACTTCACCGTCACCGCATTGGAATTCATTTTATAAGAGAAGTCTTTATTGTTATCCAAAAGCCACTGAATGAAATTTTTAGTCGCTTGCTCAAACTGGAAAGTAAATTTCCCTGTAATTGTTTTTTCAACAAACATTCTCCGCCTCCTTAAAAGTTATATCCTGTGCCTTGTTGCCCTTGAGGTGCACCTGTATTGCTTGGGAATGGGGTCACATTTCCTTGTTGTGGCATGCCAGGAGTAGCCTGTTGCATTGGCGGTTGTTGGGCCATTTGTTGGCCTTGTGGCGCCGTGTTTTGATAGTTTGGTGTTTCTGGTTCAAGGAAACTGTCAATGCGGTTATTCTGACCTTCTTTACCCTCACGATTGGTATAGGTGTTCACTGTAACTTTAGCTTTACCACGTGCACCTAAAACCATTCCCCAATTCATTCTTACTTTGCCTTCTTCATTTTTAGGCGCACCGATTGAAGTAAAGAACTGATTGATTTTCCACTGCATTTTTTTGTAAAGATAGAACTTTTCTGTCAATGTGGCCACCTCACCCGAAGGCGCTGTTATTTCAAGAGTTACTGTAGCCATAGGAGCATTATCGGGCACTTTACTTTCACGGTTAGCTGGTTTTTCATAAATTCCTTTTTCCAAGTTAGTAATAACAAAAGGATACTCACCTTCTGGAAGTAAGACAAAAGGTGCTCCTTCTTCTACTTCATCGTCCCAGTTCAAAATTTCCATATCGTCATTATTTACATTATTCATTGTCATTGTTGTTGTCTCCTTTATTAATAAATTCTTTTGTTTTTAATTTCTGCAAAAATCTTATCCCATTGTGCAACGAGTCCCCCTTGAATTAAATCTTCAGGGTAGTCTCTGATTGGCATTTCGAAAGGTTTAAATCCTTTCTCAGCGACAATGGTTCGAATTTCTTCTTCAGTCACTTCATGCGTTCTCATCAGTTGAGCCAATTCTTGCGGAATAGCTGAATCAATAGTCATTGGTTCACGAGCAAATTGATTCTCCTGCGGTGTTTCAACTGTAGGCGGAACTTGTTTAGTTTCCGCTTGTTGTGCTGGTACAGACTTTTGGAAGATATGTGCAATCTTTCCAAATTCAAAGGGTAGTTTGTCTGGCAAGCCATGACGATTTTTGGCATCCCATGCCGGATGATGTGTCGTGAACATAACACGTTGTCCCCCTGTTGCTTTCTTAGAATTTGTTTTACTGTCCGTCACAATGGTTGTTTCATAGTTGGCAAACAACACCATATCCGCCCATTCTTTTAACAAAGGCGCACATTGTTTAGAAAGTTTGAGCTGGTAGCGGTCAAATGCGCCCATTTCATCTGGTTTCTCAAACTTCTTAATATCTGCATGAGCAGTAACGACCACATTTATGCCTTGATCTGTTAACTCAGAAAGTAAATTAAGCAATTTTCCAAACTCTTCTTTTACCATGGTATAGCCTTTGCCATACCCTAAATCTTCAATAGAACTGATGTTGTTTCGTGCACACACAGCCTGATTGGCCAAAGTTTCCGCCCAGTCTGCGGTATCAATAACCAAGGTGTCACACATGTGTGTTTTCTTGATATAATTCACTTCATCCATCAGCATTTGCCAACTTGTGGGTTTATCCATTCGATGTACATCCATATTTGAAGTAGAGCCCTCAGTATCAATAAAGATAGGGGAGGGGAATTGTGAAGCAAAGGTGGATTTACCAATTCCTTCCACTCCATACAAAACTACTTTTTGAGCGGTAGCAGTTGGACCACTTGTAATATTAAAACTCATAGTTCTTGTCCTCTATTTCTTCTAAAATTTTTAAGTATTTTTGGTATTTTTTTATATGATTTTTTATTATAGGTATGAATGGACTCCACTCATCTCTATACCTCAAACTTTCTAAAGAAAGATTATTTGAGCGAATATGTGCTTCTATTTCCGCAACTAATTCCTCTTTCTCACCCGGATAATAATAGAAACATCCACCACTTGTAATACTTTTTCTCCGAATCGCTTGATAAATTTTCATATAATCCTTATCTTTTTTTCGGACTTCAATAATATCTAATTTCCCTGTAACTATTTCTAACCTACAAATCGGCTTAACCTTCCGAGGTCTATTACAAATTCTTCGGTTTAATTCTACTCTCGACATCCCTATTAAATTGTCAAGTTTATTATTAAGAACATTTCCATCTTTGTGGGTAATAACTTCTGGAGAATAACCTTTGAAAGTTTCAAAAACTAATCTCCGAACAAGTTTCATAAATTTTATCCCCTCATAACTTAAGAAAACAACTGAGCCAGTTTTACGAGAATAACAGTACATAAACTTATTTCGATTATAAGACCAAACTCGACCGTCTCTTGTTACACCATAATTCGGATAATCAGGTATCTGTCTTATTTCCATAGCACCTTACCTCAAAATTGATATTTGGGTGCCTCTGGCTCAACTGTCAAAGCTTCTTTTACAGTTTCCTCACTGTAACCATCAGATATAATAATTGAGCACTCGTCACCCGTTGAAACCCGTGTTGCGATAGCTTGTAGTTGTTCTTGTTCTAACCATTTACCAAACTCTTCAAGCGTTTCTACATCCATCTGTTCTAATTTGTCAATTAAGATAAAGCCACATTCAGGCTTCAATTTACGCACAATAGCTGTGGATACCTTGAGCTGTTCAGCGCCAGACATATTGTCCCAGCGTTGGCCATTATAAAGCAGTTCCCCCTCAGAAACGGAGAGACCAGGAAGGGGAAGGTCTGCATCATCAAGCAATTTTTTAATCTCTCTACGGATATTTTCAATTGCTTCATTAAGTTCTGCATATTGATCCTTATAATACTGCGCCTCTTCATTGGCTTTTTCTTTGTCAATATTTGCGCGAACTTTACGATTGGTTTCATCCACCTGTTGGATATTTTGTTCAAGCTCTTCTGTAGACTCATCATGCAAATCTAATGCAGATTTTTCAGCAATAATAAGCTGTTGGTCAACTTGAGCTTTTTCTTCAATCAATCGAGCAATTTCAGCATCAAGTTCCGCTTGGCGTTGTTTTAGGCTGTCACGTTGCCCTCTAATTCGTCCATTTTCAGCATTTTTAGCCAGTATGGCTTGTTGTTGCTGGATAAGTTCTGAGGCACTGACAAGCTCCGTAGGCGCTTCTGGATAGTATGTTTGTTCATCTGCGAACTTCTGTTTCTGATCCGCAATCTGTCCAATCATGTGGCGCTCATTGTAAAGTTCTTTTTCTTTTTGCTCAAGAGCTGTCAACTGTTCCCCCACACCAATAATTTGAAGGAGAGTTTTTGCTTTCTCAGAACTTGAGGCTTCCATAAATTTTGGAAGGTTAATCGCCAACTCTTCCACAAAACTATTGAGCAATTGTTGACCAGCTTTATTTCCGCTTGGATCAATAACTTTTAAATCACTGTTCTTTCCCTCTCTCCGAACTTCTAAACCGTTGCTCATCACAAGATGTAAGCGCGGAGGCAAGACACTTCCTTCACGATGGGGTTGGCTAGGTTTATGTTTATTGCCACCCAGTGCCCAAGCAATAGAGTCAAGAATAGAAGTTTTACCTTGACCATTGCGGCCTCCGATTACTGTCAAACCGTTTTTCGTAGGTTCAAGTTTGACTGCTTTGACCCTTTTCACATTTTCGATTTCAAGTTTGTTTATTTTAATCATGCTAACACCTCGTCAATATACTCTTTAAGATGCTTTAATACCCACTGTTCATCCATGTATGATTTGCTATGGGAATGTAAAGTATCAAAACCAAATAAGTAACTGTCTGAGAAAGTCCAGCCTCCGTGGATATTACCTGTTGGAATTTCTTCATAATCCTTGCCTTCCCACTCTGGAATTTCGATATAGCCATTTGCTTTTCCTTGTTGGAAAATATTTCCTTCTGATAATTCGCGGAAAAAATTCGGTTTTATTGTTTTTGGATGAGGTAAAGCACAAATTTTGTATCCTTTGTACTCTTCTACGATTGGAGCACCTCCATTTTGTAAATGCTCTTGAATGTTATCTATTTTCATATTTCCTCCAATTTTTGTTATAATCAGAGTAGAATCTCGCAAAGTTTCTACTCGCTCCTAGTTGTCGCTAGGAGCTTTTTATTTTGTCATGTAGCGTTGATAGTCAAGGGCATTGTCAAATGTTCGAGTAACTTTACCCGTATACACTTCCCAGCGCTGCACAATGAGAAATTTCGTTACGATACGACCGTCTGTCGTTTCAAATTGGTCTGCGATTAACATTTCTTTTCCTTCCTAATTAATTAAAGAATTTTTGCCAACTCAGCTATAGTTAAAACCATAGCTGAGTTTTCTTTTGTTTTTGGATCAGATAAAACATCAACTATAAATTTGCTAATTGTTTCTCTTGCATTTGCGACTGCCATACGACTTTTATAAATATCTTCGTTTCGAATCTCATCAATTCTTATCGTATGAGCCTCACGAATTTCTAAAGGTGCATTTGCGATTATTTTTTCTGCGTCGGTCATTTGTTTTTTTCTTTCCTTTTTCTAGTAATCAACCCAAAAGAGATTTTTTTCAGCTTCAGCACTTCGCCAAGCATTATATACTTCTCGGTTAATATACACTTCTTTGTTACTAACTTTGGCATATCCATGTTTAAATTTTGAATCGCCTGCGGTCATCTTCCGCATTCTTGTTTGGTAAGTTGATTCTCCTAAATTAAATTCAGATTTAAACTCAGATTTTGTTAACCAATTTTCATCACTTAAATCTAAAGCCATCACTGTTCCTTTCCTATCGCAATTTAAAATCATCAATAATTTTCAAGATAACTTGATGTGCTTTAGGTGATTGAAGACGTCCTGCTAGGATATCAATCATCACATTCTTAGCTACACCATATTTGGCTGCTAAACTCATCTTTTCAATTCCTGTTTCTTCAATAAATGAATTAACAAGTTTTAATCCATTATCACTTGTTGGCATGTGACTACTCCTTTCAAGAAATTTATTCTGCTTTCGCAGTATGGGAAGACGAGGAATCGAACCTCTTCGCCAGTAGTCTCCCCTGTGGCTAGTGCCACGTTTCATAACTCCGTGATATAATATTGGTGTCTAATCAAAAATTATATATAGGAGATTTTTATGAACAACGATAATAATAATTTTTCCTCTTTAGATGAGACGGTAAAAATTTTGAAAAATGCTACTAGCTCTGTGATTCCTTTGTATTCTAGTGCCTTAAATAATGTTCTGTCATCAGAAAGCATAATTAATAAAGCAGTTTTAAAAACTAGTTATCAGATACTTAACGCATCTACAACAAGTGCTTTATCAGTTATAAAAAGCACTACAGAATCAATGGATATAGTAACAAGGAATATTTTAGAGGTGAATAATATAATTAATAAAAATATGATTAATATATTGCCTCAATATCAAGAAATTTTTAAAGAAATAAAATCATTGACTATTAAGCAATCTTTGGAGTCTATCAATGTCACGTTGAAGACTATTGATTCGCTTAATAATCACCTTCTTGCTGATAAACACCCCTTTTATAATCAGTTGCAGTCTGACCCACTTGACGATTCTGAAAAACCAAAAGAACAAAAGATAAAGCCCTATAATTCGGAATCCTTCGGAAAAGAGCTGAAACACCGCTTGTATAATCTCTCTCATAATTTAATCGCTCCTTTTTCTGATAAAAGTGAAATGGCTAAATGGGTTGTGTATTTTATAATTGAACAAATTTTTACTTCAGATACTGTACCTATACGAGTAAAAACAACTATTGCAATAATAATAGCTTTTTATCTGAGTAGTGATAACTCAAAATAATAGCTTACCCTCACTAGGGCTTTTTTATTTACCAAACTCACTACTTACGTCGAGGTGAATACGCCGTGTACCTACAGTTGCAACATCGTTCCGTCCGCCGTACTAAGTGTTGCTATGTTTGTTCGCTTATTTGGTATATATTTTTGTATAAGAAAAAGTTAGTATTTTTATATATTATATTTGACACGTTTAGACAAATACTCTATAATATAAGCATAGTTAAAACACCTAATAAAAGCTTTATAAAACATTCTTGGCGGAGCGTTTAAGTGCTTTTTATAGGTCTTTTTGCTAACTCAAAGGCTAACTTATCTCTACAAGATATATAATATACTTTTTCTCTAATGTTGTCAACCAAAAATAGAGAAAAAGTATAAATATTTTTTCTTGTACTCTCTGAAAGGTTGATACAAGTGAATTTATACGAAAAAATAAAAGAGCTAGCAGCTCAAAAAAAGATGTCAATAAAACAATTAGAAGAACATTTAGGATATGGAAATGGAGTTATTGGTCGATGGAAAAATTCTAATCCAGGTGTCGATAAAATCCAAGCAGTTGCAAAATTTTTCAATGTTTCTGTAGACTATCTACTTGGTAATGAAGAAAAAAAAGAACTTCCAGAACTCACAGTAGACCAGATTCTTGATAGTGTAGAAAACTACTCTGGTGGTGAATTGAATGCTTCTGATCGCGAAATGCTTAGAATAATCATTGAAGCAAAAAAAGCTGCAGTAGAGAAAGAAAATAAGAAAATAAAAAAATAAAAGAGTAACCATGAACTGGAAAGATATTATCAATGAAGCAGGCATTGAAGTTATCTGGATAGAAAAAGAATACAGTGAAGATGGGTCATATATTCCTAAATGCTCTCTGTATCCAAATGGAGCAATTATTCTCAATTTAAATTTGGAAGAAGAATGCATTGAATATGTAGCTCTCCATGAAATAGGGCATCTTGTATCTGGAAGAACTTTAATACAAGTAAACAAATGTTTAAAACATCTTGAACATTGCAGAAATGAAGCGAAAGCTAATCGCTTTTTGCTTCGTAAGAAAGCCCCTGAATTCATAGAAGCTAACGATTATAATCGTGTTTGGGCAACTCCAGAAAAACTTTGTGCTTGCCTTGGATTAAGAACTACTTTCGAAAATCTCAAAATCGCTCAAGAAGAAATTGATTATGCGATTTGGAATGTACTTTAAACAATTAAATATAAATACAAATAAAAAATTATAAACTTGACGGTGACTTTTGACAAGAGAAAAAATTTTTTATAAAATATTTTTGGAAACATATTCATCCTTTAATGAATAAAATAATTTTTTCTAAGTTGAGTTAAAAGCGCCTAGTTATTCTAGACGCTTTTGCTTTAAATTAATTTTTAAACTACAAATAGCTAATACAAATTGAAAGCTTAAGGATATTTTCACTAAAAGAACATTGTATCAGCTAAGTATATTGACAAAAAACTAGGGTATGATATAATTATCTTAACAACATTTTGTTCATTTTCGAACGCAAATACCCTAGTAGTTCCAGCTACTAGGGTATTTTTTATGCTACTAAGAGCATTGCGGGACAATCTTGCCTAGATTTTTTTCACTAACCTTTGCGATTGTACCATCTTTCAAAGATTGTGATGATTATTCCTGCAATTACAGAAGCAATCACTTGTTCCAACATTTTATCCATTTTCTGTCACCTCCTCTCTAGGCAAGGAGATGCCAAAAAATATTATAACAAAAAACACGTGCACTATCCACGTTAAAAGGGTATGGAGAAAATCTATATGCAAATAGAAATTTCAGATAACACCTCTTCCATAGTTGACACTATTAAAAATTCTAAAAGTACTCGTCAAAAAGGTAAAAGTCTAACTCAATTTATTGATAATTACTGTGTTGTTGATGTAGAAACAACTGGACTGGATCCTAAACGAGATGATATCATTGAAATTTCTGCTTTACGTATTAGAAATTCAAAAATTGTTGACAAATTTACCACACTAATAGTTCCTGAAAATTTCGAAGGTTTACCTAGCTTTATAACTAGTTTAACTGGAATAACTACTGAAAGTATCTTACTTGAAGGTATCCCAATTGAATCAGCTATCAAGGACTTTATTTCTTTCATAGGAAATGACATTATTTTAGGTCACAATATCAATTTTGATATAAACTTTTTATACGATGCATTAGCAAAATATACCAATCAACAATTTGATTCAGATTTTATAGACACTCTTAAAATAGCTAGATATGCTCTCCCAGAAGAACGTCACCATCGTCTTAAAGATTTAATCAATATTTTTTCCATCTCTGATATATCTGAACATGACCTCCATCGTTCAATTAATGACTGCAAAGTTACCAAAATTATATATGATAAATTAAGGAAAATTCTTGGTTCTGATTGGGAATGTCCATCAACATATAGTAATAGTAAATATAAATTTAATGCTAAAAATATAATTGCTGATGAAAATAAATTTAAAGAAAACCACATATTTTTCGATAAATACATTGTTTTCACAGGAAAATTAAATCGTCTTACCCGAAAATCTGCCGCACAATTAGTTGCTGATATTGGTGGACATCCGCAAAATGGGATAAACAGCAACACTGATTTTCTAGTTGTAGGCAATTTTGATTATGTAAAAAATCTCAAAGATGGTATGAGTTCTAAACAAAAAAAGGCAATTGAGAAGCAATTAGCTGGGCAAGATATAAAAATTTTAACGGAAGATGTTTTTCTAGAACAACTAGAGCAGTTTATATAAAAACAAAAAGCCGCCCAAGTTTGGCGACGAGGGGCAACTTTGAATCAAAGACAGAAACACCACGAAATTCGTGAAGTTTTCTTGTACTCTATTTTACATGAAAAAGGAGTTAATTTCAAATGTGGATAGAAGCATTGCCAAATGGTAAATTTAAATTCTGTGAACAATATGTTGATAATTTAACAGGTAAAAAGAAAAAAGTTTCAATAACCTTTCCTAAAAACACACGAGAAACAAGAAGCAAAGCACAAAAAATTTTACTTTCAAAAATATCTGAAAAACAAACCGATGAAACCAAAGAAATCATTCCAATAACTTTTGAAAAACTAACAGAAAAATGGTTAAAAGTATATAGACATCAGATACGATCCAGCACACTTGTTTCCGTTGAGTCTCATCTTAATCTTCTGAAAGAAATTATCGGTGCTGATGCAATTGTACATAGAATAACACCAGTATTTTTAAACAAGAAAATAGAAGAGTTAATGTTTAAAAACGATGGTATTTCACAAAGCTACGCTACAACTTTAAAAAGTCGCTTGAATAAGATTTTTGATTTTGCTATCACACACGGACATGCAAAAAATAACCCTGTAGCGAATATGAAAATCCCTCGTAAAAAGAAAGAGACAGCAAAAGTTACCGAATTCTTTTTTGAAGATGACGAGTTAGAACGGTTTCTGTCATATTTAAAAGTACATAACTACCGCTACTACCTCCTTTGTCAGTGGCTATATTTAAACGGCCTTCGAGGCGGTGAGGGACTTGCCATGAAAAAAGCTGATGTCATTATCACTAAAGATGCCCAATATTGTAAAGTAAATGGAACTTTACAGTATCATGGGAAGAATATAGCTGAACAAGATAAATCAAACGAAACCAAAACCAAAGCAGGCTTTCGTGAAGTTGATTTAAACTCAAAAGCAATAGAAATTTATCATGAAGCACTTAAACTTTCTCAAAATAGCGATTTCCTCTTCTCGACTTCAAAAGGAACTCCTATCCAAGTTTCAGCACTTAATACTTACTTTCGAAAACACAAAGAGCGAATGGGCTTCTCTAAAGACAAAAAAATATCCACACATATTTTTAGGCACACTCACGTTTCAAAATTAGCCGAAATCGGAGTTCCCATATATGAAATCCAAAAAAGAGTGGGACATGAAAATAGCGGAATAACACAAGATATTTATTTACACATTACTGGAAAAATGAAGAAAAAAACAAAAAACTTACTGGAGCTACTCTAG